TTCTCCACGCTAAGTTTTCAATCGAAAACATATATTTTTTGGCATACCCACCTCTTCCGTTTATATCGTCAGGCATAATGTTTGTCGACCCAGGATTTTTTAACGGAGCAATGTTTAGGTTGAATGTGTTATCAAAAACGGAATTCGTAAACCTTCTTCCTGATGTAGTAATACCATCGGTCTTTTGTAAATCATTATAGGTATAATATGGAGTATCTTTGGTAAATACTCTACAGTATTCAATACCAACCTCACCTCCTGTTGTATTATCAGTATATGAAACCACTTGGGAACCTTTGGTTATTTCTTTATATCCGTCATGGAATACTTTACTAACTTGGTTCATCGCATTACCAACATGTTTTAATCGATTAATACCTGTTACGTTATCCGCAGAATCAATAATTCTTTGTGTTTGGTCAAGTATTGACGATTCTTTAAAGGTGATATTTGTGGACTCTCCTTTTTGATAACTTGAACTAATCTGATTAAACTCTTGGTCTAAACTTCCTGACCCTCCACCAGGTGTCGCATGAAATCCTGCATTACCTTTGTATTTAGGTGATGTCCAAACAAATTGACCATCAATTCCTCCACCATCACTTGATGATTTACCCGCTAATCCAAAGTTTAATTTAGTTTCATTACCTTCATAAAGAATACCTAATTCAGACGGACCATAAACAGGCGTTTGTTGTTGTTTTCCAAATGGGTCAACAGGAACTTGATTTGGTGGTGAGGTAATTGTTGACGGTTCAGCATTTTTACTACCAACATAATAACCACCAACAAGAGTACCATTATTAGGGTTAATTAAATTAACAGTTAAATTAACAATTGCTTGTCCAACACCCAATAAACCACCATAACTTTTATCATAACTTGGTTGGTATCTATTATAATTAATATTTGCAAATAATGCCGACCTTTGTCCATTACCTGTATTGGCTAAAAATATTTGTGAGGGGTTTCTTGTTTTATTTAAAATTGGACCTAAAAAACCACCCGTTAATTGATTAATTACGTTTAATGCGGTCGATGTTTGCTTTGATTGTCCCGCATTAAGTTCGTTCTCATTAAAATAATCACCAGGAATTGGTGAAACAGGCCAATAAGCTCCCGCCAATCTTGTCGCCAAATCAACCGCAGCTAATATAGGATTTTCAGGTACGGTAATCCTCCAATTTTTATAAATTAAAGGTTGTTGTCCTGAAAGTAATAAACTAATTTCAAATGGGTCTTGTAACGCTTGTAAATTAACCGCACCAACCGTGTGTTGATATATTTCAAGGGCAACTCTTTCTTCAAAAGCATATTTTAAACTTTGAGCACCTATTTTAGCCAAATATGAATCTTGGGATAAAGGTCCATTACTACCAACAGGATTTGTCGATGTTAATATTTCAAATGGCGAATAAAATGATGCGGTAAATTGTGAATAAGGTAAATAAAGTTTGTTGTTATTTTGAATACTGTCAATAACAACCATGTCTTTAAAACCCCCTTCAGGTCCGTAAGTGTTTTCAATAAATGCTGCATCAATAAAAAACTCATTAACTAAATCTAAAACAGTATCTGTCGGACTATATTCCCCTTGATTTGAATTAACAGGTAGTGGCGGATTATTATATGTAATATTTAAATTGTAACCCCCATTTGGACCATATTCATTTAGTGGATATAGTTGTTGAGCATAAGGGTCTTCACTAATTAACGTATCAGGAGAATCAATAACATTTGAAACTGTTTGAGAGATTTCATAATTCAATGGTCCTGATGGTGAAGTATAAACCCCCGGCACAGTATATTGGGACAAATTTTTGGCCATCAAACTGTTTCTAAAACTTGATGTTGATATAAAAGATAAAGTACTCCCTGTCATGTTTTATGTTTGTTTATAAATAGAGTTCATATCTATTTTTATATTAAAATCATCATTTTAAGTGGTATATTGTTTTCGTGCTTCAGTATTAGGATTAGGTTCCCCTATACCATTCGCATTATTAGCCGCAGTACCAACTGCTGAAATAATTCCTTGTTTAACTGTTTGGTCACTAAGAGCCAATAATAATTGTGAGGTATCCATACCAGGAGCATCAACTTTAATATTTAAATTTATATCAATAGGTCCTGACATAGTTTTAGTAGTTCCTTCAGAATTATTACCCATAGGATTAGTTCCTCCTCCCATAACAAATTTATCCGTATCCAATGTTTTTATAACAAAATCATTAACTTTAATTTCGGTATTTGATGGTGGTGAAACAGGGGTGGTTATTTTTTCATGTTCCATAACCGCATTTACTCCTTTCTTAGCGGCACCAACAAAAAATTGTAATAATGGGTTTGTAGATTCCCCTAATTCTTTAATGGACGTGGCAGTATTATCGGTTACCTCCTTGAAAGTTCCTTTAAAGAAGGTTTCCGCTCCCTGTGCGGCAGTTGCTAACGCCTCTAAAAAAGGTGTGCCGGTATTTACAGATGTAATAAAGTTTTCTATACCACCTCCAACAACTTTTCCAATATTTTTAGATGATAACGATTCTCCACCAAGTACTTGAGTTGTTTTTTTCGCAACAGTTCTCATCGCATCCTCGGCTTGTGTTCCAACTTTAGTTCGAGCCATCCCATAACCTGTTTTCGCAATCGCCGCAATATTCGCATCAATCGACTCTTGGGTACTCAACTGTTGTTCTGCTAATTCTTCCATGGTTTTTGGTCGACTCGCTTCAATTAATTTTTCAAATGACTCAGGACTAGTACCGAATTTCTCAATAGCACTATTAATATCCATCTCCTCACCCTCAACATTAATTTTCATATCACCATTCGCCCCCATTTCAGTAATATTAGCCAACATCTCTTGTTGTTCTTTGGTGGCAAATTCAGGGAATTTAATCTTACCCATTTTTTGTTCTAACTCAGCACCGCCTAAGGCCATTCTTTCTAATTCACCATTATTATACCCAAGTTCTTTACCTATTTCCATAAGTTGTCTTTTAGCCCCTGGCATAATTTCAAAATGTCCATCGGCATTAAGTTGAACAAATTGTTTTGACATTTGGGCAATTTGATTTTGGAGTTCCGCAGGGTCGTTTTGAGCTAAATCCATTAATTTTAATGGGTCCAATAAATCACCTTGAGCAACACCTAATCTTTGCATTGCCGCAGCCATTTCAATCGCTTTTTCAGGTTCAAATAATCCCTTTGCAATTTCAAGAGTTCTAGTCATATCAACCCTCAAATTAACCGCTTGTGCCGCCATTTTAGCCATTCCCTCAACACCTCCTTGGAAATTAAATTGGTTCATAGCAGACATATTTTTTACTACCTGACCTGAAACCGCTTGAGCGTTTACCCCAATTTCTCTCGCACTATTAATAACTTTCTCCATTTGGTTACCCACGTCATATAGTGAGAATCCTGCATTTTTAAAACCCTCAATAAGTTCTTTATTACTTTGTCCTGTTACTTTGGCGGTGGCGTAAAGTTTTTCATAAGACTCAGAAGTTAGTATAACGTTTCGACCTAATTGAGTTGCTGCCGCTTTTTGTAAATCAACAATATCACTAAATTTTCCCCCCAATAGAGCAACACTTGTATACGCATCCGCCAATCCAGCTTTAATTGCGGTAATTTGTTCCCTACCTTGACCAAAACTTTTCGCCACTTCAGCGGCTGAAGCCTCGACATTAGCCATGGTGTCATAAATTTTGTCAATCTCAAAATTTGATTTAAAAGCCTCCTCGAATTCCCCAAACACACTTTTGGTATATTTTTTAGCTCCTTCTAAACCATCATCATCATTAGTTCCACTCATTACTTTGTTTTACTATAAATACACAATACACCCTTTTTTAAATTAATTTTTGGGTGTATTATGTTCAACTATTTTATTAATAAGAAATTTCCTTTCAAAGGTAGGCATACGATAAAAATCAGAATATGAAGTTCTGAGAAATTTTGCCATTAAATAATATTCCTCGATAAGGTGTTGTCGATATTTAGAAGAAAGGCCGAAAAAACTCAACCCCAAAGGATATCTCAAAAGATACCATTTCTCCTGATGGGGCATATGTTGTTTTTCTTAGGTCTAATGACGGTTCGTTTTCTTTCATAAAATTACGGATATATTTAGAATCCATAATTGGGAGAGAATCAATAAACATTGCAATTTGTCCTTTATCAGTTGTTCCGTCAATCTCTTGAATTTGTTTATTTAATCTCCATGTTACAGTCGGCACAACTCGTCCCGCAGGGTATTGTTCACCTAATTTACTTAATTCAATAATTTCGGAATAGTTTAAAGGTTTCAATTTAATTGTGACACCTGATTTAGGTAATGTTGTTATAAACAAACCTTCTTCATTAGGTTTACTTTTAGTTTGTTTAATGTTTAATTCGTCTAAAACGACCGTTGTTACAAATGGTTTATCTGTTTTAGGGTCAGTTAGAGTAACATCATATTCCGGACCAAAAGAAGTATTTCTTAGATAAATCATAATAGCCTCAACGTCACCATTTAAAAGTTCTTCAGGTCGTAATTCTGTTTCGTAAATTTTATTTCTAAGTAATGTTAAAATGATATTGGTATTAGCGTTTTGGGACGCACCAATTAAAATATTTTCATCGTTTGCGGTTAAATATCCGACTTTTATTGATTTCTTTTTAGATTTGTAGAATATTCCACCTGTAGGTAATGTAACCACATCATGAGGTAAGTTAAATCCATCAGACCCAGCTTTTATTAAATCTTGTTCCATATTGAATTGTTTTTATATTAAATAATAGGATAAGTCTATTTTTTATAAAGATTAATTAGTATATTCCCATCTAATATTTCCACAATCATATATCCTATAAATTTTTCGGTTAAACATAATTTGTTGTTCCGTCATATTTTTATCAAACCCATCTTTAACTAATATCGACTTTCTATACCCAAATCTATGTTTTCTTAAGTCATTAACAACATACCAATAATTTGGTTTTGATTGGGATATCTTTTTAAATTCTAATTTATTATACATTCCTCCATCAAATATTCTAATATCTGAATATGATATAATTTTATCTGGTTGATATGTTTTAACAAAATATTTTAATAATTTTGATGCCCCACCAATTACATTATGATTTAATAAATTACAAAAACGATTTAACTCCCACTCGGTATCTTTACCCCCCATTATAATTCTACCTTTTGAAAAGGTCATAACAGAAACTAATGTTTCATCTTTAAATAACCCTAATTTTATTTTTGAATTAACATTTCCTTGGATATGATTATCGTTTAAAAATTTAGTTGAGACTTTTGAGGTAATTTCTTTTACCACACAATGTCTACCATAAATTTTATTTTTAATTAACCCAAATTTACCTGTTAATATTGATTTAACAATTTCTTTTTTATATAACCATTCATCCTCAAAAATATGGATAAGTTTTATTCCATTTTCTTCACAATCAATCGTTTTTTGTAAATGATAATTTTTACTTTTAAATAATTCATTATGCCAATAAACCCCATTTATTTCAATACCAATATTAAACTTCGGTAAAAATATATCCATTTCAGTTTTTTTATTTGGTATCTTTTTGTTTGTTTCGTAATCAATGTTGAATTTTTCTAAAAAATCACAAATTTCATTTTCATACCCACTTCTATTTGAAGAACCGATAGGGTTACATTTAGAACAAACGATATAATTTCTTTTATACCTTTCATACAGTAATTGTTTTGATAATTCAGATGTTTCATTACATATGAAGCATGAAACGGTTAGAGATTCTTTCTTTATGTCAATAAAAGTGATATCAGGATATAACTCTTTAAAGGTTTTAATAATTTTATTTTTATAGTTATTAGTTTTACTATAATTTTCATTACCATACTTTTCTAAACAAGTTTGTTTATATTTTTCAAAATTATTATAATTTTTATCACCATATTTTTCAACTCTCGTTTTTCGATTTTTTTCAAGATTATTATAATTTTCATCACCAAATTTAATTAACTTGGTTTCTTTTTGTTTAATCATAAAATCTTTATGTTGAGGATAAAAATCAATCCCGTATTTTTTTTGGAAGGTTTCTTTTTGTCTTTTAACCATTTCCAATTTGTTACCATTAATACATTTTAAAGAACAAAATTCACCATATGGATTATCAAATCTATTTCTAAATTTTAATCCCGAATTACAAGTAAGACATTTTGGTCTTTCCGAAAGATTATTATAATAAAACCATATTTTTTCTTTAAAAGTTAATTCCAAAGAAATGTTAATAGAATAATCTATTATTTTTTGATATAATTGGGGATGATTATTTGATAACCATTTTTCAGTTGTTTTATATCCCGACTTATTATCTGTTGTAAAAAAAGTAAAATCCATATACTATCATATTATGATAAATATACGGATTTTTATTTTGGGTGTAAAGGGTATGTAAAAAAATCTAGTAAACCAATATACAACGGTCCATTCTAAGTTGGGCGGTTACGGTTGCAACTTTATCATCACTATATCCTAATGAGTTAAAGTTAACGTCTTTCATCCATGTACCTTCCATAATCCACTTCTCAACAACTACCCCTGTTGGGTCTAACATCTCAAGGTCAACATTTTTCTTATATCCTGCCGCATAACCCATACGACCTGTTACAGACTCAGCACATAAACGAACCCACTCCATAAGAGCTTGTGATGCTGAAGGTCCAATAGGGTCCCTAAACGTAACGTTTATTTCACCCCAGTTAAAACGTCCCGCAACATATGTTGAAGTGTTTAAGAAAGGAATCTCAACAGAATTTATTGTTATATGTGGTCTAGCGGCCGTTTCAACGAACCATTCATTAATCCCTAAAGTTGAAGGAAAACGAAGTATAAATCGATTGTTCCTTTTCGGTTCGTAAGGAATCGGCATTTTCATTAGTAAATCAGCCATTGTATTATTTTTTTGTTTGTTTGTTTAGTTTATTATAAATATATCGAGATGAAAAATTTTCTCTTTACTTTGTTTTTTTTTATTTTAATCTTTCTATTATAAATTGCCTAGTTAATATGCTTTTTTTATTCCTCCTGCAGTTAAATATGTTTTAATTATATTATCTGGTTCTTTTTCAAATGCTGATTTAACTTTTTCAACATTTCTTATATCATCATCTGAAAATCCTATTGTAGGTAGAAAATTATTAGTTACTTTGTTTTTAAGAAATGCTTTCTTATGAATTTTTGAAGACATCTCCCTAACAAATTGGACAAATTCTTTTAAAGCTTTAATTTTACCTTCTTCAGGGTTGGTTGCAGAACCTTCACCATAAGTGACAGGATAAAACTTACACATATCAAGATATTCTCTAATCATGTCTTTTTTAGACATTTCACCTTCATCGGCCAAATCTCTATATTTTTCCAAATTCTTAACTAATTCATTTGAACTAATTCCCATATGGTTAGATACAATAAGATTATAACACGCCTCTTTAATAACACTTGGGGTATGTCCCCTAGCAGTTACTATAGAAAAAATTGACCCGTTGTTAATTGCCTCAACAAAGTCTCTCCAAGCAGGACCTGGTTTACCTAATAAAGAATCAACAATAAATTGTCTATCACCTTTTACTCCAAAGTATTTAAAAGGTTCTTTCCCAAAACCTACAATAGTGTGTCCCTCATATTCAAAAGGGTTTTTACCGATATCAGTTCTATATTCCGCAAAATCTTCAGTAGACATTCCTACCTCATCACCATCTTCATCTTTTAAAAGTATTTTAGTTGGCATGGTCATAATATTATCATCCCAATCAAAGGCATAGTATTTCATGTCGGGAGTTCCCTCTTCTGTAATACCTTCTATAATTTTATTTTTTAACATATTATTTACTTAATAAATAAAGACAAGTCGAGTTTTATGTCGACTTGTCTTAAAATTATTTTTAGATATTATCAAACGATGCACCTGTTGGAGTGATATAGAATGTGATATCTATAAATTCTAACGATTTAGTTGGTTTAATATAGATTTTACCTGTCATTTGATTTCTATCCAAGTCAGCAACATCTGAAGAAACTGTTACACGGAAATCGTATAAACCTCTGTCTCTTCTAATTGCGTCTAAGATGGGGTTAACCGCGTCTAAGAAATCTTGTCTTACTTTTTCATCGTTTTGTTCAAACAATAATCTTACTGAAACCGCAGATATTAATTTACGAGCTTGTAACAATAATCTTCTTACGTTGATTCTATCAAGAGCAGATTCTCTAATTTGCATGGTCTTGTTACCCCAAATTACAGTTCCAACATCAGAGAAGGTTGCGATTGGGTTAATTCTACCTTTATAAAGAACGTCTCTATCTTCTTGAGTAAGTTTCTTTCTCGCTTTGATAGCACTTACGATACCACGAGTGTAACCCGCCGCAGCGAACCAAGGGAAAGCAATATTATCCGTTAACGCCAAGTTTCTTGTTACCTCAGCCGTAGCAGGTATATAGATTTGAGTGTTGTTTACAGTATCTCTTGTTAAAACCCATGGGTAATAAGTTGCCGTGTAGTTTGAGTCGATACCCGCAGTTTCCAAATTGTCTACCGCTTCTTGTGGATAAATTAAATCTAATTGGTCACCCGTTGACGGAACAAACATGTTGTAGTCAGGTGTTGTACAGATATAAACTGAATCCGCTCTATTGAACTCAATCATTTCAATTGCATCACCCACTAAGTCAGAGTGATTAATATAATCAATACCTGGTGTAACGAATACGTTAATATTAACCGCCTCAGGGTTAGAGAATGTTTGTTGTCCTAATAAGTAAGCGTAATAGTCGGTGTTTGCCCAATCTTGTCCGTTGTCACCAACAGTGATTTGTTTAAACGCTCCCCATCCTGTAGCCGTTGGGTATTTGAATGAAGGACATGCTCCATTTCTATAACCAATTCTACCTAATACGAATCTATCCGCATTTGTTCTGTGTTCAGTATAGATATCCCATCCGTCAAATCCTCCACGACATAATAACGAGAATTTACGTGCGTATAATCTATAATACGGATTCGCTTCGTTATCAGGGTCTGAAGTAAATGGTGCAGAACCTACATAGAAAGCCGGTGTACCACTTGTTGAGAAGTAACTTGGTATTGTAATACCACTTGCATTGATGTCCATATGGAATCCTCTTGTTCGGAAAGCCCATTCATCTCCTGAAACGTCTGTACAAACATCTAATGGTAATTGTTTACCTTTATATGTGTAAAAATCAACGTCAAAACCAACCGTATCAGAAATACCAAGATAAGTTCTACGAACATTATCACCATTACTTCTTATGATATCATCAGCACCTGATGATAAACCAAACGGTGGATTATAAACTATTTCACCAGGAAAATCATATTTTGTTTTATAAATTGGGAATGGAGGTCTAACACCAGCATATTCTCTAAAATTATATCCCTCAAATCCACAAGGTAATGCGTCCACGGGAGCATCCTCGTTAAGTTCAATCATAACGTATTTAGAATTCAATGCGTATTCTCCATCTAATGTACCAATTTTTTTAGCGATAAAACTATTATCATTAGGGTCCATAGAACAGTTAGTGAATTTTTCAAGAACTACAGGACTATTATCTGAGTCAAAGAAATCTCTAACAATTACATCAAAAGTACCATTATTAAACGAGATATTAGCAATTGAAAGTTTAACTTCAATATTCGCGTCGTCACCATCAGCAATTGTTGTAAACTTAAATAAGTTGTATACTTTATTACCTCTTAATTCAGATACAACCCATGGTGACACAGGTGATTGATATTTTTCAAGATACCAAGCGATTGAAGTTGGGTCAACTCCTTGTCTTGCGTTAGGTAATGCCGTTAACTCACAACTTAATCCTCTAATAAATCCTTTTCTCCAACCATAAGTTAATAATGCTTGGAATCTTTCCTCAACAAATAAAGGAACTACTGTTCTTGGTTTTGCAAAATTAGATTGTCCAAACACTTTAGAAATGTACTTACTATCTGAATTTGATAATGATGTTTCAAAGAAGAACGGATTACCGTCTTTATCTGTCACATTAATACCAAATGTTGAGAATGGGTTTTTGGTTACACCTGAATACGTTCCTGTACAATCTAATTGTACATCATGACCGTCAAATTGATTGTATCCGTTAACTCCACCTGGTACTTCATATACCGCACCGTCATCACTACCATAAGTTGCCAATCCTCTTGAACGTAAGGTCGCAACAACTAAATCATCAAAATCGGTAAATGCCGTACCTTTGTATATGTAAATTTGTCCTGTTAAATTACCTGTAAAACATTTTGTTGGTGTTGGTAATGTTGTTGTTGTTGTTGTTCCTGTTGGTGTTGGGTTACAAGGGTCAGGTGTTGGTGTTGGTGTTGGTAACGTACTAGTTGTTGTTGTAGTACTAATTATTTCAGTTAAATCCGTAACGATTGACCAAAAAGAATAACCACTATAAACCGCATTTCCTACATTATCAAATAATGCGTAATACCAAGGGTCATTTTGTGGTGCTGCATAGTTAATCATTGTCTCATCAACACTTTCAACATTAAACACATTTGTTTCCGCAGTAAAGATAGGTGAAAGTGAATTATATACATCACCTGAAATTGGTCCATAATAATAAATTGAAGAGACTTCAGTTGATGGAGTATTCATAATATCAAAAATTTGATTTGTCATATCTTGATATAATGTTCCAGTACTACCATTAAAGTTCTCATATGGTAAGTTTAATTTTGCAGCAATTTCTGATGGGATAGGACCTGTAAATGAAATACTATTAACACTATCGGTACAACCTGTAAATGGAATTGAGTAACTAATAACATTAGGTAATGTACATTCAAAAACACAATTAACTGTTTCACCTGATATACAATCGAATTCAACTGTTGTCGGATTAACGTTTGCCTTTGTGGTAATTGACCAAGATGGGCCCGCATCATAACCTGATAAACCTAATACTCTTGTTACAAACAATTGGTTAGATTGTTGTAAGTAAGCTTTAGCGATATACGCCGCTTCATATTTAGGAATTTGTGTGTTTATGAATTTTTCAGGAGATGTTCCTCCGAAATATGCTGAAAACTCATCGAAGTTTCTGATAAAGATAGGTTCGAAAGCGGGACCTTTTTGAGTCTCACCAACAATACCTAAAGTTGTAACACCTACACTTTGTGCCACAAAACTCAAATCAACTTCAGAGGTATACACTCCAGGAGACACGAATACTTTGTTGTTTGTTGCCATTATTTTTTTTCTTTTAGCTTGTTTATTTATTTTATAGATAAATATTAGAAAAAAAACCAAAATACTTTACTTTGTAGTAAGTATTTATAAATTGGGTGGAATAAATTCTGCCTTTTTTCTACCATGGACAATAAAGTAAAAAAAATAAAGAATCTAAAGATATCAATTGAGGTTCATGATATCCTAAAGACCTATTGTGAAAAGAAGGGAATTAAAATGTATCGATTCTTAGAAAGAATGATAGTTGAGAAGTGTAAGGAGAAACCTGACGTATACGGTGAGAATTAAATTGGGTTACCAAATAACCTAATTATTGATTCTAAAGTATTATCTGTTTTAACAATCACAAATTTTAACTTATCATCCGTATTTATTTGGATTTCTGTTAAATCTGAACCATAAAAGTCATTATTAATATAAACATCAAAACTTTCGATATTAATTGTCGAGCCGATTATTATATTTGTTGTATAATCGAATGTCTGTGAGTTAACATTATTACCAACAACAAACAACACATTAATTTCATTACCACCTGTATTAATATCTTTCTTAACTCGTCTTTTTGTTACATTAGTATCAAACTCCACGACTTGTAAAACTCTTGAGACCGCAGGTGAAACCTCAAATTCATTTTCATCTATTAAGAACCCTAATAAAGTAAATTCATAACTTTGGATATAAAATTTTCTTTTTTCTAATTCCATAACTGATTCGTCAGAAATATTACCCATAATGATAGGGATATAATGTCCTTTTATAACTTGGTATGCCTGTCTTGAAGCAAACTTTTCTATGACGTTTTTATTGAATTCGTTGATTTCTCTCATTCGATTACATACTATTTTAACTGTATATGTAATGTCAACAGGAACAGGTTGAGGTATTTTATATATGTCCATACCATTTCTTTGCCCATCCCAAGTTGGTACTTGAGCATAAAAATATTGTCGTCTATTTGGGATATTATAAAGTATCGCAGGATTTGTTCCAAATTTTACTTCAGGAACTCTTACCGTTGTAACAAACGGTGGCTCAACATTTTTATCAAGATTCTGTAAATTCCACGTCTCAGTAAATTGACTCCAATTCTGAGTTGTTACTAAAATATCAATTGTTGGTATTATCTTACCATCAATAACGGTCTTTAATTCATTTTTAACAAATTCTAAAAATCCACCATCTAAATCGGCGTGTAATAATGATTTAGGTAGATAGGTTCCATCCTTATTAATTTTGTCAACTAATTCCTGTCTTCTTGGTAGAAGAGTCTTGGATTCGGTTAAAGGAATATTTTTCTTTATTTTTTTAGGTAACGGCATTTTAATCAATAATTAAAGGTTCTTCATTAAAAACCGCTTTATTTTTACTAAGAACATCGTAGTTATAATTATCAAACACTATTACTTTTGTTCTACTTGAGAAGGCAATTTTATTAACACTTTTTTTATTTTTGTAATCTCTCATACCGTAAGTATTAATATAATATTTACCGTCTTCTTCGTTAAATGTTTTTAATGGTTTAATTTGGTAATTCACGCCATTTATAGTTACATCAACCCCATTCCATCTGTCCATCTTAGAACCATGAGGGTAGTAGGTAACATTATCAGAACCTACTTTATCTAAGAAATTTTTAACTGATAACCTCTCAAGCTCTAATCCGTTTTTAACCGAATCCCATTGTCTATCAACTAACATTCTTGTGTATTCATCGTCATTTTTAAACAAGTCTGACATCCATTCAACAATATCATTAATTTCTTTACCTTCTTTTAAATCATCAAAATATTTTAGGTATAACAAACTATGTATTTCATCTTTAGTGTCAAAATAATTCATTATTGACCAATCCTCTAAAGGGTCATTTGTTTTTTCACCTATAGTATACACACCCCGTAAACCAGGTGTAAAAATTTTATCTTGTTCATTCCAATTTTCAGGGAAAGCTTTTTCTAAAGCCTCCCTAACATTTGATGAGGTAATTCCTATAAATGATGATAATTTTTGCTGATTTTTTAATGTGAAATTAGGGTTTTGATTATCAAAACTACTTTTATCTATATATGCCGATTGGTCTTTAAAATATATATCATTCTTGTTAAAAATAAAATCACCATCAATACCCTCCAATTTAATTTTGTTAGGTATTGGGGATTCGTCTTTAACAGGAACTATCTTATTAAAATAATATCTTTTAGTTTTAAATTTTTCAAACAAACCTAATGTAATGTAAGTGTACTTTGTTGGGACACCTTCTATTTCATCTGACTCTGATAAAACGTCCGAATTAATTTCGTTAATTACGAATAATTTATTTTTTTGGTTAATCATGTCAACCTCTTTGGCTTTGTATACGGGTTCTTCTGTTCCTTTATAAACAAAACTATCGTATTTGTATGGGTTATAGGTAACCACATTATTTAATGGTTCATTTGGAATATTTTCACAAGGAAACTCACAATAATCCAATAGATTACCAATAACAAATGCGTGAACATTTTTTTGTTCAGTCTGTCTAACCATTTCTTTACCGCCTTTTCTAACTCTAAATTCAACATCACCTAATTTAACATAATCCGCGTGTAAAAATACTTTATCATCATATCTAACTGAAAAAGTATGTTTATGTAAATTATAATAAACCATAACTCTATCACCAATATGTTGTTTTTCTTCATTATTTGTGACAGTTTCAAGAATCATTTTCTTTTGTCTTTCTGTAATTAATATGTTCATAACTCTCTTTTACTTTCTTTAAACCCTCTTTTTAGTTTATCATTATATGCTCCCGACACAACCATTAAAAAGTCAAGTCTTTTAAACTTAATATTAGGATATCTACTTATAAATATAGTACTAACTCTTTGTGTTACCCAATTTTCATATACCCCAAAATTGTCGGGTTTATTACCTGGACCACCACGTTTAATATCATTATTCAAATGATGAATAACATAATCAACAAGGTCACTTATTTCGTATAATCTTCTTAATACCTCTATTTGAGATTCTGTTATTAGTATTTTCATTATATTTTATTTCCTTTCTTTAAATTATCTTCCGCCCATAATGGTTGAAGATTTGTATAATGACAAAGTTTATAAATCTCTTCTTCAGTTTTAGCTGAAGATAACGGAATAATATGGTCAATGTGAATATGTTTTCCCAGTAAATCCCAAGACATCCCCTCAACAAACTTACTCTCTAAATAACTTTTTAATTCGTTAGGAGTTAAACCTATTAATTCATAAGTCGAGTTGTTTTTATTTACATTTTTTAATGTAAGATAGTAATTTGTTCTGGTTCTAATATTTTTCCATAATTTATATATTGGGTCAATTATTTTCCTTTTTTTATCGTAGTCAGTCATATAAGTTGTATTTTTTTTATTCCATTTTTTCTTATATTCTTTAATTTTTTCTTTATTTTTTAAATAATAAACATTAGCACTTTTTTTCTTTTTTTCAGGATTATTTTTCAACCAGATAGACGATAAAATATTAGATTTTTCTCGATTATTATCATACCATTTTTTCTTACTAATTTTACGAGATTCTTTAGTTAATTGGTTATATTGGATAAAATATTCTTTATTTTCAGTATATCTTTTTTTTGATTCAATTTTCCTACATTCTTTACAAGACGACCTTAATCCATCTTTTGATTTTTTTTCCACACCAAAATAGGTAAATTCTTTACCAATATTACATATTTTACATATTTTTATCATAACCCTCTAAACTCATTATTTGTGACTGGTGATGCTATTATACTTCTATAAAACGGTTTGTACCCCGCGTAACTATGTTTATTGTCCGAAATAACCCTTCCATCATTATTTACTGTGTAGTATCTAACTCTATCCTCAGTCTCATAGTACCCAATATAATCACCAAAATTAATATCAATACCTAATTCGTCCAATTGTTTTTGATACACAGAAACTTTTAAATTACCTGGTTCAAACTGTTCAATTTTAGAATTACCTAAGTTTTTATTCTCAGGTGCCATAATTTGAACGTGTCCTTTAAATTCGATTGGAGGTAAAAATTTAATACCGTCAGACACTGTTTCTCCGTAAACGTTATCTGTTTTACTTTTTTGTTTATCAATTCTATATAATACTAAGGTGAAGTTCATATCTCCATACAACCATTCTTCTCCAAATCGGATTTCCAAATCATAATCTTCGGACCCAAAAAATTTCCCAATTCTTGTTATGGGTACTCTTAAATCACTCATATAAATTTTCTTTTATTGATAAATATTAAAAGATTCATTATTGTTAGGTAAAACATTAATCTTTGGATAATATAAACACAGGAAGTACAATCAATTTGATTGAACAAAAAGCGTTGTCGATACTTGACACGTATTCAGGTGCTAACAATTATATTCTGAAATTAAAATTTCAAAAGGAAACTAACAAAAAGTTTTACCCCACAAGAGCTCAATCTGAATACATTATAAATTTTCATGAAACTTCACCTAAGGTCGCAAAAAAATGGGTTGACTTAGACCCCTATTTTGCAAAGAAAATTGCTGATGAAAAATTATACACCGAAATCCCTAAAGAAGTTTGGGTTGAGAAACTTTTAGCGGAGAAGGAAAAATCTTATCATGTTTGGGGGAAAGTTCTTTCAGGAGAAACTATTCATGACTTTTGGTTACCTAAAGGGGCGTTACTTAAAACTCATAAGACTGAGAAGGTAGAAATTGATTATTCTAAATACGACCATAGACCACCACTTACTCATCAAAAACTCGCAATTGAAAAATTAGCGGGGTCAAAACGTTTTATTTTAGCCGATGATATGGGATTAGGCAAGACGACATCCACAATTATTGCTGCGTTAGAAACAAGTGCTAAGAAAATATTAATTATTTGTCCCGCATCATTAAAGATTAACTGGCAACGAGAAATTGAGAACTACACAGATAGAAGTGTTTATATTGCGGAAGGGAAACACTTCTCAACAGAACACGATTTTGTAATAGTTAATTACGACATCCTAAAGAATTTTTACGATTTAAAAGACAAGGAGAATTCTCTAATTACCAAAAGTAACTTTGAACTAATCATAATTGATGAGGCTCATTATATTCAGAACGGTCAAGCCCAACGAACCAAATTAGTTAATAGTTTTGTTAAAAGTGTGGATAAACTTTGGTTGTTAACAGGAACACCCATGACCTCACGACCAATGAATTATTATAATCTATTGTTCTTAATAGAAAGCCCTGTTGCTCAGAATTGGATGGCATACGCAATCCGTTATTGTCAAGGATATCAATTCAAGGCGGGTAACCGTAAGATTTGGAATGTTAGTGGGGCGTCTAATTTGGAAGAGTTGAGAGATAGGACTTCTCGACAAGTTTTACGAAGATTAAAAACAGAGGTGTTAGATTTACCTGACAAAATCATTTCACCAATTTATTTGAGATTAAAATCAAAATTATATGAAGGCCTGATGGGGGAATATTATGATTGGTATAAAAATAAAAAAGAAGAATCCTCATCATTAACCGTGCAATTTTCTAAACTAATGAAAGTTAGACAAGTTATTGCCGAAGAAAAAATAAATGATACAATTGAGCTAGCTCAAAACATTATTGACCAAGATAAGAAAGTCATAATTTTCACAAATTTTACAGATACATTACAAAAAATACATAGTCACTTTGGGAAACAATCCGTTTATTTAGACGGGTCTTGCACCAAACCACAAAGACAATATGCCGTTGACCAATTTCAAGAGAATGATAAAATAAAAGTCTTTGTTGGGAACTTAAGGGCTGCGGGAGTTGGTATTACACTAACTGCTGGTGAAGCGGTTATTATGAACGATTTGTCATTTGTTCCATCTGACCACGACCAAGCTCAAGACAGGGCATATCGTTACGGACAAAAAAATAGTGTCTCAGTTTATTACCCAATTTTTGAGAATACAATTGAAGGTGTTATCTACGATATGTTATCTAAAAAGAAGAATATTATTGATACCGTAATGGGTGATAACATAGAAGACAAGGGTGATTTTGTTGAGTTGTTAATGAATAAGATTAATAATGTGAGTTAGTTTCATATTTATATAATATGAAAAAAATACAAGAAAAGATTAACATAATTACAGAACAGTTAATCGTAGAGGAAAAAAAAGACAACCAAAAACTTTTTTTGACCGAAATGAAAAAAATAGGTATTGAAAAATTACCTTACGCCTACTCATCACTTAAACAATTTATTGATGCGGAAACAATGGAATACCATTATAACAAACATTATAAAGGTTACGTTGACAAATTAAATTCCGCACTATCTAAAAAGGATTATGGTGATTTAGAGTTAGAAGACATTATCAAATCAATTGGTAAGTATGATAAGACAATAAGAAATAATGCTGGTGGAGCATTTAACCACGCATTATTTTGGAAGATGTTATCCCCAAAGACACAAACACCAAATGGTGATATCTTAGATAAGATAAAGAAAGACTTCGAAACATTCCAAAAATTTAAATCCAAATTTGAAGAGGTTTGTAAAGACCGTTTTGGTTCAGGGTGGGTTTGGTTAGTATTAACTAATCGTAATACTCTAAAGATTGTCTCAACACCAAACCAAGATAACCCATTAATGAATGTTGTTGAGAATGGGGGTTACCCTATTTTAGGGTTAGACTTATGGGAACATGCCTATTATTTAAAATACAGAAATAAAAAAGATGAATATATTCAGAATTTTTGGAAGTGTGTTAATTGGAAGTTTGTGAATCAATTATTAGGGATGAGGTTAAAGAAAAAAATGGATGAGTCTATTTCATTGAGAGAAGTTTTATCTGAGGGTAAATCTGAAAAATGTAGTCGAGAAATGAATGAGGCAATAAAATTTGTTTTTAACATTAATCCAAAAGTTAAAAATACTTTTAGATATGGTATTGAAAAGATACTACAAGAAATCTATCCCGATAACTATTATGGTCAAAATGAATATGGTGAAGGTCAAATGTCGGGTATCTATGATTTAGAAACTGAGGGCAGGTCGGTGATTAACAAACTTAACACCAATTATACTTGTTTTTGTATTCTATTAACGGATATTAACAAAGTTATGAGACACGAAGGTAATCCCGAAATTAAAATTATTGGGTTAAAACCTTTTGAACAAATTAGTGAGACCAAAAAATTTGTTAAGAAATTAGAAGAATATAAATCAAGAATCTTTACCCCACAATCGGGAACATTTCAAAATTTAATGACGACTTTAGGAATCACTCACGACATGGGAGGTAAAACCGAAGATTATGCGGTTGTTTTGTTGAAAAAACAATTTGGGGATGACAATGTAGAACAAATTGGTGAGTTAGGGAACAAAGAGGACATGATTGGGGGTATCGACTGTAAAATAATTGTTGATGGAAAGACAAATACCGCACAAATAAAACCATTTAGTCGAATCAAACAAGAAGAAGGTAAAATCACCGTATTAGATACAGGACAAGTTAAAAAATACTCTACTGATTGGATGGTATTCACCAAAAAAAATAAAGAAGTATTAATTTTCAGTAATAAACGGGTGAAGATAACTCAAGGAGTTTATGTTTTCCATGAAGAAGATTTGATTTATACTTTAAATTGATATTTATATATAAACACAAACCATGGCAGTTATAGCAGAACCAGAAAGAAGTCAATTATACACAAGACTAAAACACTTGTTAGGAGCACCACTTAGAAGTGTTGAGCTCGAGGATGAGATGTTAGATTCATTACTTGCTCTATCTATTGAGGATTATTCTCAATATGTCCAAGATTGGTTAATCGAATCCCAATGGACATCGTTATACAATCTTAATTTAGATACTCAATCATTATCAAAAGCGTTTATCACAAAAAGTTTAACTTACGAAGAAAGATATACTTATGCGTATTCTAAAATTGTTGGTTTACAGGCCGGAGGAGATTCTGTTTTAAAGAAAGATTATATACAATTAGTTAGAAATCAACAAATGTATGAAATTCCTGCTGGAAGAGAAATTAATGAATTATTATGGTTTTCTCCCGCAACGTTAAATAACATTATGTTCGACCCATGGTCTTTCGGAGCGTTAGGTGCTGGCGGCGGATTAGGTGGAGGAGGTGGTCTTGCTCAAGGAGGAGGTATGGCTGGAGGTTACTTTATGATGCCCGCTTTTGACATGTTATTGAGAATGCAAGAAATTAATATCCAAAGAAGAATGATTGCAGGTGATTTAACATATAAAATCACCGCATTACCTAATGGTAAAAAAGCAATTCATTTAATGAATACACCTGGAGGTAAATTTGATTTTGGTAATGGTACTATGACAAAAGGTAGGGTTTGGTATCACTATTATGATGTTGAAGGTGCGGATAGAGATAAATGTCTAAAAGATAATCCTGACATTATTAAATTACCATCAGATGTTCCTTTTGATAAAATTGATTGGGTAGATTTAAATAATCCTTCACAAATATGGATTCGTAGATGGTTCTTCGCTTATGCGAAAGAAGCGTTATCAAGAGTTAGAGGTAAATTTAGTGGAAATATTAAAACACCTGAAAGTGAAATAACTATGGATTACGCATCATTGGCAACTGAAGCCAAAGATGAAAAGACAAAGTTAATTGAAGAACTTATTGGTGCTGAAGGTAGGTTAACAAGATTAAAACCTGAAAAAGTTATGGAACGAGAGGCGTTACTTGCGGAAAACTTAAACAAACAGAAAAAATTTACGGCAATGCCGAGACAAATATATGTAATCTAATGAGAACCGTTAATTTTACACCAAGAAAAAATGTGGTTAGATATCATACAAGGATGTCACCGTCAACAATTATTGTAGATGGTACGGAAATACTCCACGAAAAAACTCACAAGTTAAATAAAGAGTTATTAATTGTTGTAAGAGATTCTGAAAATTCTGAAGTTGTTTTAAATTCTACGGAATACACTCATGTAATTGTAAAATCTTTAATTAAAACAGTAATTAAACCTGACGTTGGGTTAATTGATGAAGAGTGGGAAGAACTTCTGTTAGAAAAAAGTTCGTGTGTTCAATTTCAATTTGTAGAAGATTCGTGGTTAATATTATCCTCAGATGGAATAAAGTTTGATTAAACAAACTCTTCCCATCCTTCAGACGCTAATTCATAAATATAGTCAGGGTCAAGACCTCTCTTATCCCAATACTTAACTTCCCCTTCAGATAAAGTTAAGACTTCTTCTAACGTGTCTTGGTCACCCTGTTTAAAAGGTATACCATTAATTAGTGAACATTGGTCTTTAGTAAAGAATCCTCTATCGTCAGGTACGTTCACTAATAACCCATCACGAACCTCATTTTTAAATACAACTAATAACGGACCAATTCTTTTATTAAATGTTGCTATGGCTCTTGGAATATTATAATCACCAGTCATTTCAGGATTTTCCTCAATAACTTTTGGGTCTAACTTATAACAATTAATTTGAATCATTGAACTGTCAGATTCCTTAGGATAAACTCCATACATATCAAAATGATATTGAAGTTGTTCTGTTGTCCACCCCTTTTTAAGTTTATTTACTTTCTGAACATCTCCTTGTGAGGCTTTAGTACCATTATTAACATAATAGATAACATCACCTAATTTAACATTTAATTTATGTATGATGGATAATTCCATGTGAGCCATTCGACTCATTAATGAACCTGCTTTAGTTGTTTGAGAACAACGTTTTTTATAATCATCAATTGATAATTTAACTTTCGCTCTTTGAGCAATCTGCATTAACGGAATTTGTTTATCGTAAATTTTTTGTAAGTATTCATAATACCATTCTACAAACTCTTGACCCTTACCTTCTAATAACATCTTAACTCCTTTATCTAAAAATACCTCAATATATAACGGTAATTTTTTAGATTTAATTGTGTTACCAGTAAGTTTAACTTTACCACTTGATTCCATTACCGCATAATTCTTACGAGCCAAGTTAATACATGAAGGCCAGGTCCCATCTGTGTCTAAGGCCATCTCCCCACGCATAAAAATATCATTAAATTCCGCAACATCGGCATCATCTCCCGTATATTCTTTACCAACCTTAACTTTCCAATTTAAACCTTTACCAACATATCGTCTATCTTCCCAACCTTCAGGTTTTGAAAAGTTAACACCATCGGTATCCATAACCAAAGGAGTGTAACCTTTCTTCATAAAGAATTTAATCATTTGACGAAGATACTGTCGACCAGTACATGTTATCTGTTCACCCATAAACATATCTCCCCAAGCAAATACTTGTGGTGCGGATAATGCTCCAAATAAAGAGTTAATGAAGATTTTAATTGGGAGTTGTTTACGGTCATATTTTAAAGATACCTTATTATCTTTCTCATACCATTCCGCTGCCAAGTTTTTATACATAATACGACTATTTCTAAAATAAGCTAACAGACCTTTCATTGCCCCCGTAACATCACATTCAGGAAATACGTCATGTACTAATTGAATTGATGGGTATAGAGAAGAATAATCGAGTTTTAATACGTTTGTTGAGTAACCAACTTTAAGTAATCTTGATAACCCACCTACGAAATCAGTTTTTTCTTGTTTCTTTGGGATGGCCAGTTTATGTTTATATGACCATGCTAACATAATCATCTTCCATAATGTGGCAGTTCCCATGGTTGAAATTCTTTCATAAGTTGTTGGAACTAATGAAGCTAATAAAAATGTTCCTTGATTAAATTCATCATCGACCAATAATGTTTCTTCTAAGTCATCATCAAGATATCTTTCTACAATATTATCACCTGTCACTTTAATGTATGTTCCGGGAAATCTAGTGTCTAAGTCATTAAATTCAGGTTTATCTGCTCTTTTGTATTTACCGTTTTTAACATTTAACCAATATTCATTTTTATCCTTATACATTGACCCAATCTCTTCATGGGATATGTATACACGGTCAGGAGCCTCAGCTTTAATGTACTGAGTAATATACTTCAAACCTGCGGACTTAATACCCGAATTAATCGCTTGTGCTCGTCTTACAGAGTGGATAATATCAATTACATTATAACCCCACATACCAATTTGATTATATTTCTCAACCTCATTGGCAAGTTTTAACATATTCTCACTTTGTTTGATATTATGTTTTGGATTTAAAGTGTGACAGATTTTTTTAATATCTAAGTGGAGAGCCTTACATCTTTCTAATATCCAATACCAGTCGAAGTTCGCTGAATTATATCCACCAATAATACTTGGCTTTATTTCATCGATTATTTTAAAAAATTCTACTAAACCTCTACGTTCTTCATCTTCATCTGAACATTCAATTACTTTTTGATATCCTTTATTGGTTTTGATTCCAATCATGAATATGCGACCGTCTTTTGGCTCTAATGCGGTCGTCTCTAAGTCAAATACAAATCGGGTGATGTCATTGTATTCTTCATATCCTTTAAATAAACGTTTCTCTCTTGAAATTAGATATTGTTCTACAGGAGGTAGAATCATAATCTTGTCTTTGGTATTTTCTCCCCAAGGGTCTACTCCACCCTCTCTAAAAAATTGGATTAATTGTCGGTAACCTTTTAGACACTTAACCATATATTTTAGTCCTTGTTCTAATCGGTCATTATCTTTGGTCTCTAACTTCTCAATCATAATTCCATGTTTGGACATGGCTTCTTTCTGAAGACCTTTTGATGATTGGTAAAAATTTAAACCACGTAAATCACCGACCCAAGCAAATGGGGTAAAAGTGTCTTTACGTATTTCTTTTCCTTTTCCAGGAATTTCTTTGATTTTATAAATTGAATCCGTTAGGTAATCAAACTCAATGGCAACGATGTGCTCTTCAGGGTCGTTCCCTTCTAGGAACGATTTAATTTCTTCTTGACTTATCACTATAAATTATTTTAGTTGGTTTATTAGCTACCGAATTAGGTCGGCATTTACCTTTGTAAATAAATATAGTTTTTGTTTTGGTTTATATCAACTAAGTTTTTGTGAAACTTTAGATTCTTCACATAATACACAAATTCTAATAGGGTTATTTTTTTAATAAATTAAGTAGTTCTTTTTTTTCTTCTCTTGAAATTGGTTTACTCTTAAACATATTAACAACTTCGGTAATTTCTTCAGAAGTATATGTGTTAAGTAATGTGGTTTTTGTATTCTCACATTCTCTATATGTCATTTCATAAGCATCCTTTGAGTTATCAACCCAAACATCATTTTCTAAAGATTGTAGAAACTTATTATCACTTTTTCTTTTAATATATTTTATCATTTTTTTAAATTTTATAAATTTAATCGTTGAATACCTCAAACGTTAATGTTCCACTAGAACAGAATTGATTTACTAAATTGGTTG